AGTTTTTCTTTTTCATAATTTTGTAATGTTTTATTTTCAGTAATAGATATTAGTACGGCAATTGAATTACTAGATAAATTATTTATATAAGCATCATACATATTTAGAAAACATAAATCAATATCATCTTTACTATATGCTTTTAAATTATAGTTAATGATTGTAGAACTATTATTATTGGTAGTGCTATTAATTGATTTTTTAACAAAAAATACTAATAAACTATTAAAAAATATCTCAGAAATAGATAAAGTAGTAATTATTTGTGATAATATATAAAATAAAATTATCATAGAATTTTTATTCTCATCCCAGTTTAAATTTATAATCGTCAGTAAAGTATTTATTGATGTATAGAAAAAAGGTCCAATTGTATAATATAATTTATAATTTATCATTTACCTATTATTATAAAATAAATTATATACTATTTTATAACTAAATATATAATTTATTGACTTATTTATTTACTTTTTACAACCTTTACTTTAGTCTTTACTTTATCTTTTTCCTTATCTACATTTTTTTCCTTATCAGAGTTTAATAATTTCATATATTCTATTTTTAATTCTTCTAATTCTTCTAGCCATATTGTTTCCACAGATTTCTTTTCTAAAATATTATACTCTTGTTGTTTATCCTCTTTATCTTTTAATAATTTACTAACTGATTCTTCACTAACACTATCCATGGGCATTTTAATTAAATAATTATATGGTTGGTCTTCCTGATTAGGATTTTTATCAAACTTAAGTTTTGTTAAAAGTTCAATAATTTCATTATTCTTTTTGCGACGTAAATCAATCTTATTATCTAAGGTTTCAACAATATATCTTGCTTTATTACTTAGAATGACAAGTTCTTTCTTTAACTTATCTAGTTGATGTTCTTTACGAGCAACATAAAATTCATATCTAATTGGATAATATTCTTCAATTATCTCGGATGCTGTTTCATATTTTTTGAGATGCTCATTATTATCAAATAGATGCATGTTATTAGTAGAATGAGTTGTGTATAATTTTAATACTTTCTCTAATTCATTCACTTGTTCGGTACAATTACCACTAATATCTTTAGTTGATTCTAATAGCGTTTTTAATACACCTGGATAAAATTCAATAATCATATTTACATTACAATCAGTTGACATATCATTATAATCTTTTATAATAGCCTTAGCATTTTTACCTTTCTGGTCAATTAAACTTTCAATAAATTCTTTATAATCTTGTGTCCATGTTCCAACAGGTAATTCTGTAATTTCAATCTTATTTACATCTATCTTTTTATAAACACCTTTGATAATATACTTTTTGTTTCCAATCTTTTCAATAGTTCCCTTAAAATCTTTATAGAATGGTTCAATCTCAATATCATTATCTTTATTTTTTAACATTAATTGTAGTTTATTAATTATTTGTAGAGGATTATATGACATAATATCTGTACTAAATCCAGTACCAATTCCTTTTGCTCCATTTACTAATATCATAGGAATAATAGGTACATAGTAGATTGGTTCAACTACATCTCCATCATCTTTTAAATAATCTAATATTTCATCATCTGTTGCCCTATAAATTAATCTAGTAATTGAATTTAATTGGGTAAATATATATCTTTCAGATGCTGCATCTTTTCCTCCCATTAATCTTGTCCCAAACTGACCTTTTGGTAGTAAAAGATTAATATTATTTGACCCTACAAAATTTTGAGCCAATCCTACTATTGCTGCATTAAGACTTGCTTCACCATGATGATAGCCAGAATGTTCTGAAACATATCCACTAAATTGAGCTACCTTAATTTCGTTATTTAATCGTTTTTTAAATGCAGCATATAAAATTTTTCTAAGACTAATCTTTAAACCATCTACTAAATTTGGAATTGACCTCTCATTATCATATGTGGAGAAATGAATAAATTCTTCGTCAATAAACTTTTCATAAGTAACATCTTCTAAACTTGTATCAATATATGTTTCACGATTATATGTGGATAACCATTCCTTTCTATCATCACTTCTTTTTTTATTAAAGACCATATCTATTTTACTAGACGATTCTTTTCCTGTTGATTTAAATGATACAACTTTTTTATTTTCAAAATACTCCTTGAATTCTTTACTAGTACTTGTACCTAAACCCTTATAATATTTAATTGTCCATTTACTAACATCATTTGTCTTTTTCCATTCAGAAAATTCTCCTTCATTATAAAACTGATGAATAGTATTTCCTTTCTTAGCTTTTAAAATAGGTGTATTCATATATCCAATAAAATTTGGAATTTCTACTAATGATTTCCATAATGATTCAAATAAATTTAAACCTAATCCTTTAATATGACTTCCATCTAAATCTTGGTCAGTCATAAATAAAACTTTTCCATATCGTAATCTGGATTTTACATCTTGTTCTGTATATTCTTTTCCATGTTCTAAACCTAAAATTTGTTTAATTTCACAAATTTCTTTATTATCACCAATTTTACTTAGTGTTTCACCTCTGACATTTAATAATTTACCTTTCATAGGGTAAACTCCAATTATATTTCTGTCTTCCCGACTAAGACCAGATACAATACCAGCTTTAGCTGAATCTCCCTCACAAAGAATTAAGGTACAATCATTAGATTTATTTGTTCCAGCAAAATTAGCATCTATAAGTTTTGGAATTCCTCTAATAGATTTACTTTTTGTTCCATCTTGTTTTTTAAGAGTTTTAGTTTCTTTTACTTCAGTAATTTGACAAGCTGTATTCATAACTCCCATTTTTGCAATCTTCTCAATAAATTTATCACTTACTGTGCAACTTGAACCAAATTTAGTAATAGGTGTATTCATATAATCCTTTGTTTGGCTATCAAATGCAGGATTTTCAATATCGCATCTAAGAAATAATGCTAATTGTTCCCTGATAGAAGAAGCCTTAACTTCTACTTTCTTTTTTGTTTTAATATAAGCGACTAGCTTTCTAATTATTTGATTCATAATATATTCAACATGTTTACCTCCTTTGGAAGTATAAATACCATTTACAAATGATATTTGATAAAATTCACCTTCCGGTGCTAGTGCAATAGCATATTCCCATCGTTCATTTGCCTCCTCATGTTTAACTTCTCCATCTCCAACAATTAATTTTATATATTGTTGAAAGTTTTTTGTAGGAATCGGTTGAGAATCTAATTTAACTTTTATGGATTTATCTGTTACAGCAGCAATATCATAAACTCGCCTTTTTAGTAGAGATAAAATATCATCAGATAAACCATCTGGAAGACCTAATCGTTTGTAATCAGGTTTAAACTCAACTTTTGTATAAGGCTTATTTTTACACTTAGTAATTTTAGGTTTTTCAATAATATCTAAATTATCTTTAAATTCTTGTGTATATTTTAGTCCACGTTTATGGTCAATTGTTTCAATCCTACCCCAAGTAGACCATATTAAAACTAACTTAAAACCAAAACCATTTTTTCCACCAACAATCTTTTTTTCGTCTTTATCATAATTAGTTGATGTTCTTAGATGTCCAAATATAAGCTCTGGAATCCATACTTTATATTCAGGATGTTCAGCAACATCAATTCCATTTCCATCATTAATCATAGTTATAGTTCCATCATCACTAATTGATATATCAATATACGATACTGGAATACAATCTGCATCTTTATTAATAATAGCTTGTTGCATTCTAACAACATGGTCTCTACAATTTACTATACCTTCATCAAATAATTTGTATAATCCTGGATTATACGTTATTTGTTTTGGTAAGATATTATTATCTTTATATATAAATTGATTACTCTCAACTAATTCAACAGAACCAATATAAGTATCAGGATTATCTAATATATGTTGCTTATCACTTTTCTTTTGATATTTATTTAAATTAGTTACTACTGTAGATACCATAAAAATAATATAGTTGTATAAATTTCTTTAAATTATTTTTTTCAATTTTTTATATTATAATAATTATTTTATATATGAATAAATGAATGAAAAGATAAAAAATATTTTTGGATTAAAAAGTAAATATAATTATAAAAAAAATGATTCTTATAGTAATAGTTCTGAAAGTGGAGGGTTAGTTAAACATTATTTTATAGGAAATTTAAGAGAGAAAGTCTTACTTGATATTGAGTTAACTAGATATAATTCAGAAATACAACGCATTGATTTGGCAAAAAAATTAGAGCTTCCAAATAATGCAACGTGGAGTGAAATTGTTAATAAAAATGAATTATTATTAAAAAAAAATGGATATTAGTATTTATATAAATTAACTATTTAAAGATTTTATAGAAAATAAAATCTATAAATGGACGACGGTTCACAAAATCAAAGTAATAATATTTTAACTATTCAAACTATTCAAATCGCACCATTTAGAACATTAATGACTGCTTTAAAAGACATACTTTTAGAGACAAATATTACTTTTAGACCTGATGGAATTCGTATAATTAATATGGATAAATCGCATACAATTTTAGCTCATCTTTTTTTACAAGCTCAAAATTTTGAGCTTTATGATTGCAGAAAAGAAAATATAGTAATTGGTGTTAACATGTTTCACTTGTTTAAGTTAATTAATACAATTGATAATGATGATACATTAACACTTTATATAGAAGACGATGATTATGTAGATGGTATTGTTCATCATTTAGGATTAAAATTTGAAAATGGAGATATAAAACAGTGTAAAACACAAAAGTTGCGGTTGATTGAACCTGATAACGAAGAATTAGCTGTACCAGATGTAAAATTTGCTTCTATTTTAAATTTACCATCTACTGATTTCCAAAAAATCATAAGAGATTTAAGTATTATTTCAGATAAGTTAGAAATTAAATCAGTTGGAAATGAATTAATATTTAAATGTCAAGGTCCATTTGCAAAAGCTGAAATTAGAAGGTCTGAATCAGGTGGACATATGGAATTTATTCAAAAAGACCCAAATAAAATTATACAAGGTGAATTTTCTCTAAAGAATCTAGGGTATTTTATTAAATGTACAAATCTTTGTAGTCAGATTGAAATGTATCTAGAAAATGATTTACCTTTAGTTGTAAAATATAATGTAGCTTCTTTAGGAGAGATAAAATTATGTTTAGCTCAATTACCAAGTAATTAAATAATTAAATAATTAAATAATTAAATAATTAAATAATTAAATAATTATAAACTAAAAGAATTATAAACTCTAATTATTTATTATTGTTTTTTATTAGTTAAATATAAAATTAATGCTATTAAAGCTCCTATTGAGCAAGACAAAGCACCAGTAGCATCTACCCATGGCATATCATTATATCCTAAAACTATTAATAATTCTCCTATAAACCATACTACGCAACCAGTAAAACTTATAATAAGTCCAAATAAACCAAAGGTGTCAACATATTTTTTAATAATATTTTTTTCCAATAATGTAATTTTATAACCAAAAATTACAGATACTAGTAAAGAGATAATAATAATTGCAATAGCTTTATAGTCTAATAACACCTGATTACTATATAGATAATCTAAAAATAATAATAATATAGTAATTAATAATAATACAATTAAGATTACACTATTTCTCATATATATAAAATACATTATTTTATATATATTTATTATTCTATATGGCGTTTGAATATACAAGCTTGTGAAGTAAGACCTTCAATCTCATTAATAATATTAGGGTCTGTTTGTTCACAATTTGATAACCATATCTTTATTATGCAAAAATTTTTTTTTGGAGATATAGTAATCCCAGTTATATTATTACTATAATCTTGACTTGTTAATGTCTCTCCTAAAAGAACATATGACAAATTTTTCCATGTCTCTTCAACATATTTATTATTTATCTTATATGAAAAACATCCTCCATCACGATTTTTTGCATCCTCCCATGTTGGATATATACCTTTTCTCATCACAAATAACATACAATTTTTTATTACACTTTCTGGTAGATTTTCAAATAACATAATTGCTTCTTCCAACGAAGTTATATCCATTATTTGTTTATAACTTTCTAAATTCCAATTTGTATCATGCGGAAGATGAGCCCATAAAGTCCATGTATCTAATAGTTGGTTATTAGATACACTAAGGTTATCTAAATGTTCTACCATATTATTCATATAATATTTTTCTAAAATATTATTTATATCATTTTAAATACTTTATTTAAGTTTATCTTTTATCTATATAATAATTATTATTTCCCAATTTAATAAACTGGTTCTCTTCTAATATAATTTCATTCGCATTATGGTCTAATAAATATATAGACATTTTTTTATATTTTTTATTAAGATGTTTTAAACATATCCAATTTAAAAAATTTTTGTTAAAAATTTCAGCATTTTCTATGTAATATGTATTATTTTGATTTTTTAAATAGTTTGTTATATCTATATCTCCTTCTTCTGTTTTCAATATTACTAAAATAAAATTAAAGAAACATTGGTTTAAATATTCATATTCATTCTTAATATCTGAAAAATCATTTATTACTTTTACTAAATCTATATTTGTATTTTTAAAATTTATATTTTTATAGATTACACAATAATCTCCTTTTGGAATGCTAAAATTTTTAATATTAGATTTTTCTATTATTTTATTTTCTTTTACAAATATTAAATCTTTATTTTTATTAAAAAATCTATCCCATAAAACTAACATTTTTAAATATAAGTGTCTTAAATAATACATTAGTAAAATTAAATATTCATAAACTGTGTTTTTTAAATAAAAATAAACTGTCATATAGATATAAAATTTTTTTTTATATCTATTTAATCTATTTAATCTTTATTATCTTTTTTATCTTTTTTATCTTTTTTATCTTTTTTATCTTTTTTATCTTTTGTTTTCGGAATAAAATCGTTTGAATTAGGGTCTAATCCAAAAGCAAATAGTAAAGTACTACTTATAATAGTCATAAATATAAAAGGAACAAATACAATAAACCAAGATACAATTCCTAAACCTCTTTTACATAAAATATTTAATACTAAAGTAAAAATTATCATAACTAAAAATTTCATAAAGGCTGAATTATATAATTGTTTAAATGTATCTATTATTATATGTGTTAATGAAAATCCTATATATACTATTGCTGGAGCACAAAGTTGCATTATATATATTATATATTATTTTTTAGTAAAGTGTGCAATACCATTTTTATCAAAATATCCAACTTTATCACCAATATCATCATCTACACAACTATAAATATCTCCTCCTTGTTCATTATTTGTAAAGTACTCTTTTCCTTGAATTTCAATTAATTCAAATTCCTCTTCTTCTTCCTCTTCTTCCTCTTCCTCTTCCTCTTCCTCTTCCTCTTCCTCTTCCTCTTGTTCTCCCTCTGCATCTTCTTCTTCCTCTTCTTCTTCCTCTCCCTCTTCTTCTTCTTCCTCTTCCTCTTCCTCTTCCTCTTCTTCCTCTTCCTCTTCCTCTTCTTCCTCTTCTTCTTCCTCTTCTTCCTCTTCTTTTTCATCTTCTTCCTCTTCTTCTTCATCTTCTTCATCTTCTTGTTCCTCTTCTTCCTCTGCATCTTCTTCTTCCTCTTCTTTTTCATCTTCTTCATCTTCTTCTTCCTCTTCCTCTCCCTCTTCCTCTTCTTGTTCCTCTTCTTCTTCTTCCTCTTCTTCCTCTTCTTCATCTTCTTGTTCCTCTACTTCTTCCTCTTCTTCCTCTGGTTCATCTAGTTTTTCATAAAGGCTATCAATTCCTTTATTGGCTAAAGCATCAGCCATTTCATTTTCTTTAGAATCACTATGTCCTTTAACCCATTCCCAAGTAACATTATGTTTATTGTTTAATTCATCAAGTTTTTTCCATAGTTCAATATTTTTCACAGGTTTTTTATCTGTTGTTTTCCAATTATTTTTTTTCCAATTTTTAATCCAACTTGTAATACCATCTTTTACATATTTAGAATCTGTATATAACTTAATATTTTTAATATCTTCGTAATATTCTAATGCTTTAATAGCAGCGGTAAGTTCCATTTGATTATTTGTAACATCTTTCATGCCACCAAATAATTCTTGTCTAGTTGGGGACGCGCTTTCCTCAATAATATATACACCCCAACCACCATCACCGGGATTACCTCTACAAGCTCCGTCTGTATATATAAGAATATCTTCATCATCATCATCTTCATCTTCATCATCATCTTCACTAAAAACACTTGATTCTTCGTCGGAATTTTCAGATTCATCAACCTTTACATTTAATTTACTATTATCTTCATCCATCTCTTTAGTATTATCAAGTAAAATACTATTTTTATTTATATCATTTATTGTTAATGAAATATTTTTAGTATTAGATAGTAACTTTTCATATTCAATTAGTAAATTATCGTATTTAGACTGTAATTCTTTAAAAATAGGTAACTCTTTAACAAGATTATCTAATTTTTCAATAAGATTGAAGATACTAATATCATTATGAATTTGATAAATTATAGGAGTAAATTTATTATTTAAAGTATGATTTACATCACTAATAACTTCATTTTTTAAAATATTAAATAATGTGTCATATTTTGTGATGGTGTTAGACATTATATTATATTTGAAATATATCTTTATATATATTTCAATTATTTTGTAAAATTAAAATAGTTATAATATAATTTAAAAAATAATGTAATAAGTTATAAAATGTCAGAAGAAAAAAGTAAAAGAGAAATATTAATAGACAGTATTTTAGAGAGAACAAATAAATATACGAGAGAACAGTTGGAAGAATTACTTGACCTTAAAGAAAAACAAGTTTTAGAATTAGTATTAAGACAAACCGATTTAGAGCGGGAAAAAGCTATAGAGTTATTAAAAGAAAATGATTATGATAGTATAAAAGTAATAAAACAATATATGGGAATAAAAGAAAAAAAAGAAAAAAAAGAAGTAAGTGTAAATCAGCAAGTTTATCGTGAGATAAGAGGATTTATGGATAATGCATCAAAACAATATAGATTTTCAAAAGAGTTAGAAAAAAAGAGAGAAGAAATGATGGAATTTCTAAAAGAAAAAGAAAAAGAAAAAGAAAAAGAAGAGAGGAATCAACTAAAAACTATTGAAGAAAAAATAGAAGATGATAATTAAATTTTTAGACCAGTAACATATAATATATATATAGGTTTATAAGTTCTCTACTATTAATATTAATATTTAAAGATATATTTAAAGATATATCTTTAAATATTAATATTAATAAATGCCTGGTGAATGGCATACAAAAATGGAAAATTTATTCCCAAAAGCTATGCAAGAAGTAAAATTTATTTGTTCATCTTCAAATACATGTAGGAGAGCAGATATTCATTTAAGCGATACAAGAACTTGTGAAATTCAACATTCGCATATATCTGAAAATGAAATAGTAAATAGATTTGATGATTGGAATAAATTTGGTAAAGAGATTATTTGGCTTATTGATGGAAATACTGGAATAGAAAT